AGTGTCTGTAACAAGCAGCTGATCGCACTGCATACAATGTCGTTGCCGGGGTTGTACTCTGCGTGTCCTTCGGCACAGATACCGAATTCATCATTCTCCCAGTACCATCTGATATCAGTCATGTCTCACACCTTCGTTCCCTCAGATACCCTCTCTTTCGCCTTGTTCAGACTCGCTACACTGCGTTTGTTTACCTCGTTACCACTTTCATCGATTGTCTTTCCAGAACCGCCCTGTGGAGGCATCTGAGGCTGTACAGGCTGTCCACCTACTGCTCCACTCAGATTACTGCCCATTGTCTGGTCGATGATGCCTGCCATCTGAGCGATCTGCATCTGCATCTGCAGTAACTGCTGTGCCATTGTGCCGTTTTCCGCAACCTTCTTCATGATGGTCTCCTTACCCTCAAAGTCCATCATTTCCATGGCCACCAGTGCCTGGTCAGCTAACTCAGGGTTGAAGAATCCTGCAGCATACATCTCCTTCGCCAGTTCGTTCTGCGCCGCTCTGTTGAATACAGAGGATTTCTGGCTTGTGATCTTGATGTCGAACACAGGCTTTCTTCCGCCCATGTCCACGCCCATCACCATGTTGGATGCAGGGTTCAGGTTGCGGTTGTCGTACATAACGAATGCATCACCATTTTCTCCGGTGATACGGAATTCTCTGGGCTGGTCATAGAACTGTCTGATCAATTCAACTACCATGCGTACAATTCTTGTAAAGGATCTGTAGCTGCCCTTGATGATCACTCGGCTGGCCTTGTTCCCTGCTTCCTGCAGTGCCATGATCGCAGAGCCGGATGTAACGCCTGCCGCTGTACCGCCCTGAGAGAAGTCCCTGTTGGAAGATGTTTCCTTCAGTTCGTCAATCTTCAGCTGATACAGATTGATGGCATGGCCGTTTACAGGGATGCCACGGATAGGAATGATATTGTCAGGATCTCCTGTGTAATCGATGATAGTGTTCCGCACATCAGCGAACTGTTCCTTGTTGATGCCGTTGCCATCCTTGCTGAAATATCTGGGCTTCGCATTCCATACCACATTCTCTTCAAAGTTGATCCAGATGTTGTCGATACTGATCTGCACATCCTTCATGATGTCAATGTACCCAAAGCCTGCAGGAGAGTCTTTTTCCTCAAACAGCACATCGAATTCGTAAGGATACAGCCCATGGTCATACAGCCCATTCTCCATACCGGGTGTATTCTCTGTGGCGTATAGCAGCTGTCCTTCGCAATATTTGATATAGTGCAGGATCTGTTTGCCGTTCTGCCATACCTTGTAGTACCAGTCCACCACCATGCACTTGTCACTGGTGTCGATATGATCGCTGTGCTGGAATTCCACAATCTTCGTGTTGCCAGTTCCTGTGAATGTCAGTTCGGGATATGCATCCTTCAGCATTTCCCTATCCACCAGTTCCACATGGAAAAGGTTTGCACTGTCCTGAATATCGCTCTTGCCAGGCTCCCAGAACAGATTCACCAGTTCCACCTGACGGATACCGATGTCTCCCAGACCGCCCAGCTTGTCTTTGTCCCAGAAGATCTTGTACACCCCTGTGCCATGCTTCAACTTGTCCATCTGTACTCTGTCATAGGTTTCCTCAAAGTCGTTCTGCTCCAGAACTACAGGCACGATCATGCTCAGTGCTTCCGCATCCATCTGATCCGCCGCTTCTCTGGGCAGTAGGTTTGGCTGTGGATAGTTATCCATTAGGTCTGCGTGTTTGGTTGTCACAGAATTGAACAGCCACGCAGAAGCGGTTCTGGGCTGGTTCTCCTGCTTCAGTCTCAGCTGCTCCCAGTGGCGCAGTTTGTACCACTCCTCGTTGGCTACTACCCTTTTATCCAGCAGTGCTTTCCCCTGTTTGTACCTGTCAAGGAGTGCCTCGCCTTCCTTGATTCTGATCTCATCTACCATCTCTTCACCCCTATCTGTAGAATGCATATTTGTCATCTATCTTCACGCCCTGCCACAGATCCAGTGGATCGTCCTGTGGAGGCAGCTTTGTTTTTGTCTCTCTCGGCGTGATCGGCATCGTCATGAATACATATCTGCATTCGTCATAGATGTGATCCTCGCCGTCTGTGTCGATGTCCTCCACCTTCGCCTCGTCATACACAAGGTTCGGGATGGTTCGGATAAAGTGTTTGCAAGTATTGAAGCAGTAGAACATACTCCTGCCGTCCTCATCGAAGGCCAGTCTGTAGTGGAACTGCATCTTCCCTGCCAGTCTGGTGTTGTCTCCCTTGTCCCAGCTGATGAAGTAGGGGAACCCCTCCATATGGTCTGCGATGCTCTCGCCCCTCGACTTCTCAAAGATGGATGGATCGGCAACCCCTGTGATCTTCTTACCCTTCAAGAGAGGATGTGTCTGCTCCATCTCTCTGATGCCTGCAGCGATCTTCTTCGGTTCTATCTTCAGCCCTTCGTTTGGCGTGCCAGTGCATCCGTAATACTCCGCAATGCGATACAGAACGCCTCTCTCGTCCACCGCATACCATCCCACGCTGAATGGTCTGCTGAAGCCAAAGTCGAACCCTCTGACCACTCTCCAGTGCGCAGGAACTTCAAATGGTTCGATCACATGAGTCCATCTTCTTGTCCTGTAGTTCGCAGGATCGTCTACCCACTCTCTGAATACCTGACCGCTGAAGCTGTTCCAGTCGCCGTAGAGCAACGCCCTCATGTCAGCCTCGCTCATCATCGCCAGATTGCCCAGATAGTTCGGATCGTTCCGTAACAACGCCTGATTATCGAATACAGTCGCAGGGATAAAGATCCTGTCCCTTCTGATCATCCGCTTTTCGCCGTTGGCATCTGTCACTTCTCTCTCTTCCCAGATCCTCGTCTTAGGCGGAGCAGCTGTGATGAATCTACTCTTCACCCAGCCATGCCCGATACCACCGGGGTTTCCTGTTGCCCTCATGTACACCCTTGTGCCGGGGCCAGATGGTCTGTTTCTGGAGAACAGATAGGAATACTCGTCCCATGTGAAGTGTGTCAGTTCGTCAAACCCGATGAAGTCAAATTCCTTACCCTGATACTTGATTTTATCTTTTGCGTGATGCAGACTCCCGAAATAGATCTGCGCCCCAGAAGGGAATGTCCAAACGTGCTTACTGTCGTTGTACTTCGCTCCTGGATATGCCGCACTGTAATACCTCAGACTTTTGGTGATCAGTTCAGACAGTTCAGGATATGTCTTTCGGATGATCAGCCCTTTGTAGTGCGGAATATGTACTTGCCGTAACGCTTCCATCAGCAGTGAGTCAGATTTACCACCGCCGGCAGCACCACCATAGAACGCTTCATACTCATTCCTCTGCAGAAACTCGATCTGCTTCGGCTGTGGTGTCCATATCGTCCGCAATCTCCGCCACCTCCTCTTCCATTACCGGAGGCAGGAAGATTACGCCACCATCGTTTCCACCGGTAGCCGCCGTCTTTTCCCTCTCCCATCTTTCCAGGTCGATGCCCTCTTTGATGGTCGGAATGGCGTATACCTGGCGCATCGCATCTGCAACACCCTGCAGCGTAGATGTCAGCCCCTTCAGGATCTTCATGTCATCCTCATTGATATACAGTTCCGCTTTATCCCTCGCATCAATTCGTTTTCTGAAGGACTCTATCTCGCTGTTTACCAAGTCAGCCAGTCCTTCCGCAGCATCCTGCAGTCTCTCCAGCCTTCTCTTTTCGTTTTTGATAGCCTGATAGGACAAAGCCTGCACCCTCTTGGTGCAATGCTCTTCTCTCTTCCCTACCCAGCCTTCCTTCGTGCATCTGTCCTTCATTGTTCGCAGTGGAATGTCATGCTTTTCAGATAGCTGAGTCAGGCTGATATCGGTGGTGATATACTCACTGGCGATCTTGCCCCAGTCTCTCGCTTTCCCCATGCATTTCACCCCTTTCTGCACCGATTTGTTCCATTGTCCCAGTTTTCTGCACCACTTTCCCCCTCCCACACAGGCACAAAAAAAGAACAGGCATTAAGCCTGCTCCTCAAACACCACTGCTGCATGATATGTGCCATATGCATAAAAAACAGACACATCTGCAATCTTGCAATTTGAATATCTATTTTTCCAATCCCACTCGATTGATTCCATAATCGCATCAAACCCACCATCGTAAGAAGGACAAGTGTACCTTTCCAAAATCTGATTGTTCAGTTTCATTCGTGATCACCTCTCATATCAGCACCACAGTTAGGGCAGTAGTTCACATCTTGGTCATATAATCTGAATTGTTTGTCATACTCACACTCAGAGCAGTATCTATCTGCAACCCACTTCCCGTGCTTCACAGGTTCTGCTTCGATGGCAGGCATATCATGTAACACTGCAAGGGCATCTTTAATCCCCTGCATATACCCAACTGTTACCGCACTAGCATCATATCCTTTTGCAACATCTTTCGTTCTTTCCCATGTTACCATTTCAGTCGCGCTATAAACAGATAGTGTATGTAGTGCTAAATCCGCATCAATCGCTCTTGCCATCGTCAGTCACCTTCTTCACCATTCTCCACAGCCATTAGCCAGATTCTCTCTTCGTCTGCCTCGCACTGCAGTTTATATTCAGCCATCACTTCCTTGATGTGTTCTCTGGGGATCACAACTCCTCCATGAAGGCCAAGATCTTTCACAATGGTTACAATGTACCCCTGATAAATATCCTCGATCTGCTTGAAGGCTGTCTGAATATTTGCCTTCTCCTGCATCAGCCTGCCAACCAGATCCGCCAGATACTGATTCCCTCTCTCCAGCCCTTCGATGTACTGCTGCTGTTTTCTTTTCTTCTTGTATCTCTTCTTCACTTCTCTTCCTCCTCATACATCCTGTCCATGTAACTTGCATATGGGCAGTCCATATCCGGATACCGCCCACAATGCTGTTTCATGAATCTTGTTTTCTCTCTGCTGTTTTCAAAAGAGTGTACTGCATATCGTGCCACACCATCTTCAGCCTGAAACGCTGATTCGCAGAAGATTGTCGTTTGATTTTCCCTTTCGTAGTACGGACACTTCGCAACCACTTCATGATGTGGCATCGATTTCACCCCTTTACTCCAACTTGAATTCAATGTCATATTCTGCCTTCACCTGGTCATACACATCCTGCCAGGTGATATCTCCGTCAGCCAGAGCATTCTCGATGATCTTTACCTCTTCCCAGAGTCTGATCGCCCTCTTCTGCCCCCAACCTTCCTTCTTCAGTGCTAACAGGAATACCGCTTTCACATTCAGCACAGCCTTTGCAGAAAGCTCGTCCTCAACCTTTTTCATCACAGTTTCCTTGAAGTCTTTTCTGGCATCCGCCAGCTGTTTCTTCTGCAAAGCCCTATGTACAGACATTACGCCCATTTACTCACCATCCATTCTGTTTACCCTTGGCCTATAGGAGCGGTTCCCATGGTAGCTCTCCGCCTTTCTGATCTTACCAAGCACCTGATCCAGCCCCTTCAGCACTTTTCTGTTATGCGGATCATCCAGATAGTCATACAGCGGCTGCAACTCTTCTACAATGTCCTTATAATATCTTCGATCAAGCCGATTCTCTCTCAGCATTGTTGCCGTTTTGCTTCTAATTCTGCAGTTTACTCCATCCAGTTCAATTTCGTGCAGAAGGTCGTTTGTCAGTTTATCTTCAACACCTACCGATTTGTATGCAGCCATGTAAACAGACGGAGTTTTATCTATCAGTTTGCAGAATTCCTCAACAACTCCCGATATTTTCTCCATCAGCCCTCACTCCAATCCTCATCGCATCTGCCGAAAGCCTCTTTTGTCTCCTGCACCACATCAGCCATCATGTTTTCCTCCAGCCTTCCCAGCCATCTGTCCTTCTTTCTCTGGATGATGTTGTAAGCGTTGATGTGATCCTCCACATTCAGCAGAAATCCCAGTGCGTTGTAAACATCCGCAGCCTCTTCCACCAGATTCACTCTGGCTTCTTCTTCTGTCACCGGCGTAGGGTTCTTCTTGTCCAGCACCCTTCTCAGCTTCAGTGCCGCCTGCCCCAGTTCACAGCACTCTTCCGCCAGTTGGGAGAGCATCTCAGGCTCTCCCATGTATTCCATGATTTTCTTATCTCTGTCTGTCATTCCAACATCTCCCTGTCCATCTCTATCACTGTCATGATCGCATAGTTTGCCAGATCAATCAGTGTATCTCTGATGCTCTCGCCCTTCACTTCCTGTCCGCCTTCTCTGGTCAGTTTCTTGAACCTCTCCAGCTTGTCTGTCAGTCGGATCCTTGCCATCGCCATGCCTTCTTCCAGATATGTCTTGTGGAAGCTGTCTCCGTAGTCTCTGTTCTTGCGTTCATACAGGCTGTTCAGTTCGTA